CTTTTGCGTTTTTCATGATGATATTATACTAAAGATGACATTAAATGTCAAGATATATTTTTACAGGTCGTCTATGTCTTCACCAGTTTTTTGATCGTTTGCTTCTCTCTCCTTTGGCGTTAAAGAGGACTCTGGCCCTATCTTTAATGTCTCCCAGTTCATTGTAGAGGTAAAAGAACGCATAGCGGCTGCTCTCATCTTAACACAAGTAAATGATATACAAGCATCTTCTTGTGTATGGGCATCCATTGAATATGCTGCATCAGCAGCGTCAAGAATACCTTTGGCGAATCGAGCCTCACCGCTAGCGTCTGTTTGGTACGGCGCGAGTATTGGGGTTTCAAATTCCTGCGCCATGCTCTTCAATGCTTTACTAACTTCTATTTGTTCTGTCCAATCATACTGCCCTCCACGAGAAGGCATACTAGATCGCTTAACTTGATTGATATAGTCGACTATAACTACGCCCACGTCCATCTTGCTTTTAATTTTTTTATCAAGCTCGGCTCTTATCTTTGAGATAGTAAGAGAGGGGTCATAAACTATATCTAACTGTTGAGCTGGGAGAAGCTCACAACTAGACTTGAGTTTATCGTGGAGCTTTTCAAAGTCTCGATGTTCTCGGTACTCTGCAAGTCGCTCTTGGCTATCTTGATATCGGGCAGCCCACCAACTAGCAACCCTTTCCCATTCCGTTACGTTAAGATTTTTAGCGCGTAGGCGGGAAAAAGGTATATCAGTTGCAATCGAACAACACCGTTGCAGTATTGCTCGGCTATCCATCTCAATAGTGAAATAGATTGCAGACTTTCCAGACTCATAGACATTGTTAGCAATATTAGAGCAGGTAATAGATTTCCCCGCCCCTCGACGACCGCCTACAAGGATTAAGTCTCGGGGGGAGAACGAAATCTCGTAGTCATTATCGGTATTTAAGCCGAGAGGCAGGTACTTTCCTAACTCCTCATCAGGTTCAAACAAGGGAATACGTTGCATACTCTCTTGTGGTTCTTGAAGTTCTACTTTATCTTCGATATCAAGAACAATCTGATGTAGGTGTCCTACAGATTCCTCTGCATCCTCAAAGGACATAGAGTTATCAACGTAGTCCTCAAGTGACAGTAGTATCTCTTTTTGAGTATACTCATTTTTCAGATACTGAAGAAGCATATACGCATCCGCGTCTACTTCAACAGAATCTACGGCGAAGAGAAGTTCCTTAGTGGCACTATCTCTTAGCTCAAACTTGAGGTCTTCAAACGTAGGGAGCTTATGAAATTTTTCACAGTGCTTATCTATCGCAGAAAATAATCTGTGATAGGCTACAGGCAAGTAATGCTTACGCACAGATGACCAAGACTCAAAATCTTGCACATCTAAAACTTGCTTTATAAAAGCACTTGCAATATTCAATAGTTCCCCCGAGTGAAAATGTAGCTAGAACAACCCCTTGCCCTAGCTACATGGATGTACTACTTTTTAGGAAGCAGCAGCTTTTTCTTTCTTTGCAGCTCCATCATAGTCTGACGCTGTCAGTCCACGACGAGTTAGCATAGTTTTGACACCTCGTGCAGTTTTACCAATTGACTCTGCAATTGCTTCTACTGTCATGTCAGTTACATCGCCCAGGTCAGCCAAAGGATCTTCTTTTGCTGAGCCTTTTGTATGCTCTTGACGGGGGATAGCGTCGATTTCGCCGGAACGAAGAAGGCTAAGAGCCTTACCACGAATACTGTTTACAGTACGGTCAAGTTTAGTTGCGATTGCTTCCACAAAAGCGCCGTCTTTAACCATAGCTACGAAGGTCGTTTCTTCCTCAGGGGAATAAGTCCTTACAGTCTCCACTTTGGGAGCAGCTTTAACATGGCCAGTAAGTTCCATAGAAAGGATCTTACCTTGAATAGATTTAGGACTAAAAGCCCCAGATTCAAAGTGAGATGCGATCTCTGCGTATGTGTATTCACCGCTATTGTCTTCGACAAAAGCAGAGAGAGTATCTTCTTGAGCTTCGCTGAAAGCGCGAGCACTTTTAGCTGAGGCAAGTTCTACTTCAAAACCCATTTTACGCAGTTTGCTGGAAACTGACCGTGTAGTAGTCTCAAGTTGTTCTGCAGCTTCTGCTACAGTTACTTGAGAAATTGGTACTTCATCACCGACGAAATTAGTGAGCTCGTCAGTACGCTCATCAGTCCACTTAGGCAGTGTTGCCATAGTTTTGTTCTCCTAAAAAATTTAATAGATTAGTTACTATTGTTATGCCAGACTCTCTGGCCTTTTTTGTTTTTGCAGATTCTATTCCACTTTCATTCACGAGAATAGTTACATCTTTTGTAACAGTACTTTTTACTGCGTATCCTTGGGCTGCCAATGCCTGAGTTGCAGCAGCTTTAGTTTTAAAACTGGTTAGTTTTCCACTAATACATACTGTGCTTAGAGTCTTTACTGCTTCTTTACGTTTCTCAAACTTAAAATCAAACGGTAGAAACTCTAAATCATCTTGCCACTCGTTCTCGTACCAATCCATTAAACTTTCGGCAGTCTTAGTTCCAAGACCCGCATCACGACATTTGTCCATGCTAATCTCTTTGAGACAGCTAATTGTTGTGGACAATTTCTCTGTTGCGGTCTTTCCAACTAAAGGAATACTAAAAGCTGGTAGTAATTGGTTTAATGTAGCTTTCTTACTATATTCAATTTCTACAAATAGCTTATCTGCCAGCCGTTTTGAGGAGAGAGCAATCTTTGTAAGATCATAGTCAAGCTCATATATCTCCCATAAGGAGGTAAGTGACAGCTTTTCTATAGTCTTTGGCCCAAGTCCTTTAATTTTTAGGGTCTTGGCAAAATGCTCAATTTGTTTACTAATTTGTGCAGCACATTCAGTGTTTTCACAAAAGAGTAAATCATTTCTCCACGCTAGAACAAAGCCGCACGAACTACAAGTAGTAGGGGCTAATATTGCTTGCATGGGGACTCCTCTGAAATTGAAAGTATATTATATCTAATTTTGAGATTATTGTCAAGAATTATTTTTAGTTAACTCGTCGGACAATACGAGGGATTATTTCACCACTCCTTATGACTTCGACATCACAACCAATTTCTAATCCTAACTCCTCAATGTATTGCATATTATGTAAGGTGGCTCGGGAAACCTGTGCATCTCCAATCATAACTGGCTCTAGCTCTGCTACAGGTGTCACCACCCCAGACTTACCTGTTTGCCAGACTACATTTAGTAGTTCAGTTACTACTCCTTCCTTTTGTTCTTTATAAGCTAAAGAACCTCTGGGATGATGTGCAGTAAAGCCTTCCTCTTCCCAGCGGAATAAGTTATCAACCCTAAAGACTTCCCCATCTGTAGGGTAATCTGTAGGGTCAAACTCAAGATCCGTATTGAAACCTAATGTTTGACAATAAAGGAGTTTATCAGTCCAGTACAAAAAGTCACCATTTGGTCGCATATCATGCACTACAAATCGTAAATTATGTACTCGGTTTCTAAATTCTTCTACGTCTTTTAAATTTAATGCACCTGCTGCATAGTTTCTTGCGTTCGGAGTATTCCTATTAGCTACTACTTCTCCGTCTATTTGGCACAACTCTTTGTGACTAAGTAGCTTAGGTACTAGGTGACGTACATTAGCTGTAATGTCTACACCTGTCTTACCGTTGCCACGACTTGTAGCTCGTACTAATACGCCTTCATCATAAATGAGAGATATAGCAGCACCATCCAACTTATCAGTTAGTGAAAGAGTAAACGGCAATCGGTTGCCCGTCCACGCATCTACTTCTTCAAGGGAGAAAGTTTTCTGTAACGAATACAAAGGATAGAGATGCTTAACCCCAGAGTTAGCAGTGTAGCCAACCTCGAGTTCAGTACCTTCTAAAGCGTCCCACTCTTCATCACTTAAAGGGCTTTCACCCTCTTCGTAATAAAGTTTAGCTATCTTGTTTCTGTATGCGTAATCTATATCTGTCATGTTTCTTTTCTCATTTATTTACAGATATTATACTAGAGAATGCATATAAAGTCAAGACTTATTTGGAGTATCCTCCGGATAAATCTCTTTTATTAGTTCACCAAAATTTTCTTCTATGATTTGCCTAGATTCGGCAAGGGATATAATCTCTGTTAAAGCACGAAATAGTTCCCTAGAATTATTAAAGTCAAGTGGAAGGGCTATTCCCTTAGGGGTAGGCTTCCACTCTTCTTCAAAATCCATATAATACTTTCTTATATGTAGGTATTCTACACCTCTGAAAGTATTAACAGTAAGTCGTACTTGTTCTTGTTTTTCTTCATCGTAATGAATTACGTGCTCATAAACATTAATAGGTTCAGTCATATCTATCATGTTTCATTCTTTAGTACAGAGGCTAAAGGGACTACACTTGTTACATTGAAAGGTTTTAACAGACGGTAAGAGTCTGTATCCCAGCAGAATAATAATAGTGTATTACTTGTTTCTTTTGCTCTGTTTTTCTTGCTCTGAATATAAGGCGTACTAAAGTCCAATGTGCAAACATTGTACTTTAGTTTTTTTGAGTTCTCACTACGATAAGTAATGATTGCGTCGCCGTACTCCGTGACAAGAGCTGTTAGTTCTTGCTTTTTCACTAAGGCTCCTTAGGTTTAGGTGGGTAAAATCTTTTACCTTCCCATACTCTGAAGCCTATTAATTATCCTAGCAATCCAGTGAAGTACTGTGCAGCTTTGCCAGTCAACTTGGATACGATATCC